TAACCCGTTATGACATTGGCTCTGTAGCCGGTAAGACGGTACAAGTACCTAAGTACCCCGCAGTCCCGGCGGCTGACCTAACCGAAGGCACCGACATGACCGGAACCGCAGTTTCTACTTCTAGCGTCACCATTGACGTTTCTGAAGTGGGCGCTCAGGTTGTACTGACTGACATGGCCGCTTTCGGCGCTGGCAACCCTGCTCAGGAGCTTGGCACTGTCTTGGGTAACGCTATCGCTACCAAGATGGATAAGGACTTGATTGCCCTGTTTGACGGCTTCAGCACTTCATTTGGTGCGGCGGCTCAAGAAATCACTGTTGCTGATCTGTTTAAGGCGGCGGCTACTCTCCGAGCTAACAAGGCTCCCGGTCAGCTATCGGCTGTCGTACATCCGTTCCACGCTTACCAGTTGAAGGCTAACTTGACCAACACGTTTGCTAACCCCAACGGTGGCGATGCTCAGAATGCGGCTATGGCTAACGGCTTCGTTGGCTCTATCGCTGGCATCAACATCTACGAGTCTGCGAACATCACCATTGACGCTAATGGCGATGCTAAGGGCGCTGTATTCGCACCCGAAGCTCTGGCTATGGCAATGAAGCGTGATTTCAACATTGAAGTTGAGCGTAACGCATCACTGCGAGCCTTTGAGCTTAACGCCACTGCCGTTTACGGTGTTGGTGAGCTTGATGACAGCTACGGCTGCGAGATGTTCTTTGACGCGGTTCTCTAAGGCAATACGCGCCCCTTCGGGGGCGCTTTTAAGAGGTTTACAATGGCAGTTATCAAACTTTTTGAAGATCAGGACGCTAACGCTAATGGCGACACTTTCAACTTTGTTGGCGGTAAGTGTATGTTGCTGGCGTTTGGCACCTTTGACACTTGCTCTATGACAGTGCAAGTATCACATAACGGAACTGAGTGGATTAACTATAGCACCGTGACCGCAATTACAGCGGCTAAAGCAGTTGATTTGGAACTGCCAGCAGGCATTTTCATTCGCGGAGTTATGGCAAGTGTTGGCGCTTCTACAAGCGCAAGCCTTGTTCTTATTGGCTAATGGCGGTTGTTTATCGGGGCGAGCGGTTTGAGGACTACAACGTCCCTAAGAGAACGCCCCGCCATCCATCTAAGAGTCATGCAGTTTTAGCTAAAAAAGGCGACATGATTAAGCTGGTAAGGTTTGGCTCTCAAGGCGCTAAATCGTACCCTCCTAGAGATGGAGAGAGCAAGGCAGACGCAGGTAGGAGAAAGGCGTGGTATGCGCGACACGCTGACAGTTTAAAAGGCGCAACGATATTTGACGCGATCTATTGGGCGGCAAAGGTTAAATGGTGACGTATGGCGTTTTCTACTGATTGGAATTTGCAAGAGATCATCCCTGACATTCTGGACTTTGGGATTGATAACTTTATTGACGAACACGCCAAGGCCCAGGCCGAGCTGGAGCGCGAAATTCGTAATAAGTGGTGGCATCGAAACAACATCTCTGGCGAGATGGACTCAAGCCTACTAACGGACTCCCAGTGGACTAAGGCCAATGCCTATCTGGTGCTGTGGAAGTACGCGCTGCCCAAGCTAACTAACTGGGTTGATAATGACCGTTTCCTTGAGATGATTACCTTCTACAAGGCGCGGTATGGCGAGGAGCTTGAGGCGGTTTTTGCTGACGGCGTAGAGTATGATGCCAATGATGACGGCACCGTTGAGGATAAAGAAAAGCTACCTAAGCCATTGAATAGGCTTGATCGGTAATGGCGCGAGGCGGCTCAAAGCCAAAGACCGGCACCATTAGCGCACAGGGCTTCAAGATACTTATTAGCCCTGACGATATTAGGAAAGTTACTGAGGAAGAGCTTAGGCTAATAAAAGAACGCACTCCTCTTGGGTTGCAGAGGGCAGGCTTTCAGGCAATCAACCGAATTGAGGACAGGCTAGACAGAGGCAAAGGGTATCAGGGCAACCTCAAGCCATATAGCCCTCACTATCTTTTAAAGAGAAAAGAGCGAGGGGCTACCGCGACCGTTAATTTAACTTGGTCTGGAAATATGCGGAGTGCTATGGCTGTCAGGCACAATGAGCGGTATGCCACCATCTATTTCAATAGATCGTCAGAGGCTAAGAAGGCCGCGATGCTAAACAAGACTCGCCCGTTCTTTGGCTTTACTCGCAAGGATGAGAAAGAGCTAGCCGAGTCCTTTGCTAAATATGTATTCAGAGGATTCAAGTAATGAGCATACGAGAGAGCATTGCGGATAATATCGTTACGGTGCTGTCCAAATCTTCTGCTGACTACAAGTTTAAGCTCGTAACCCGAGAGCCTTTTGACTTTGACAAGCTGAGTAATGCTCAGTTCCCTGCCGTTTTGGTTCGCAGCAGTAATGAAAACCGAGAAGATACGACAATTGGCGGGACAATAGGCCGAAGATCGGGAACCATTGACTATCAGATTATCTGCTACGTTAAGTCAAACGATATTGATACAGCGAGAAATGACGCGCTTGAGCAAATAGAGGAGCGTCTTGAGATAGATAGGACTCGCGGCGGCTATGCCTTAGACACGCAGTTAGTAACTGTTGAGGTTGATGACGGTAGTATAGACCCGATTGGCGGGGTTATAATCACGGTCAGATGTATCTACCACTTCACACGAGGAACCGTGTAATGGTTGAAATGGAGCATAAAGACGGGGCCAAGATTAACGCGCATCCGTCTAAAGTTGAAAGTTTAAAGAATATGGGCTGGACTATCTGCAGCGAGAAGCCTGCAAAAAAGGTTAAGCCAGTTATTGAAGAACCTAAAGATTCCGAGGAGGAATAACAAATGGCTACTCACGCAGGAAGTGAAGGCATCGTCAAGGTAGGCGCTAATACAGTTGCCGAGGTGCGATCATATAGCATTGAAGAAAGCGCAGATACTCTTGAGAATACCTCAATGGGCGCTTCTGCAAGAACTTATCTCTCAAGCCTTACCACTTGGTCAGGTAGTGTAGATGTGTTTTGGGATGAGACTGATACCACGGGCCAAGGCGCGTTGACAGTAGGTAGCTCTATCACTCTTAATGTGTACCCTGAAGGAGAGGCTTCCGGAGACACTTATTACACTGGAAGCTGTATTGTTACTGGTGTATCAAAAAGCGGCTCTTTTGATGGTATGGTAGAGGCGTCAATTTCTGTACAAGGCACCGGCGCATTAACCTCAACAACGGTCTAATTTATGAGCGCACTTGAAAAAGCAAAGGCACATTACAGCGCAAAGCTGTCAGAGGAACCTCGGCCCATTTCAATTAAAGAATGGGATACCGATGCCTTTATTAAGCCAGCAATCTCCCTACAGAAACTTGGGGAGATAATGGAGTGTGCCAATAAAGGCAATGCGGCAGAGGCAATGGTTTTAACGATTATCTATAGACTAATTGACGCGGAAGGAAACCCGTTATTTAGAAAGCTAGATAAAACCGAATTATTAAAATCTGTTGATCCTGATGTCTTGGCCAGCATTGTTAATGAGATAAACGCCTCCGATCCCTCTGCGGATGATATAGAGGGAAACTAAAAGCCGACAGCGATCTACAATTCTGCTATTTCCTAGCGGAGCATCTGCACAAGACTGTCGGCGAAATAATGCAGATGGACGTTAGAGAATACCAAGGCTGGATTTCTTGGCTTCGCATGAGAGAAAAAAATGGCAGAAAACATCGTCCTTAAAATCTTTGCCGATGACCGAACCAAGAGGGCGTTTGCTAGCGTTGGCGCAGGTCTCAGCAAGATGGCAAAAGCCGCCGCCGCATTTGGCGTTGCGGCTACTGGTGCCACTGCCGCCTTAACGATTAGCGCGGCAAGATCAGCAGATCAACTAGCCAAGACAGCCGACAAGATAGGCGCAACCACTGAAGCCCTGGCAGGCTTGCAGTATGCCGCAGAGCTTTCTGGCGTATCTACCGAAACAATGAACATGGCGCTACAAAGGATGACCCGTAGGGTATCCGAGGCGGCATTAGGTACGGGCGAAGCTAAAGGGGCGTTACGCGAACTAGGAATTGAGGCTGGCCAGTTACAGCAATTACCGCTAGATGACCAGTTAGGCGTCATTGCTGACGCTATGCAAGAGGTCGGCTCGCAGTCTGACCGAGTTAGATTGGCAATGAAGCTATTTGATAGTGAAGGTGTAGCCCTTGTTAATACCCTAAAAGGAGGTTCGGCAGAGCTTGAGAAGATGGCTCTGGAGGCTGATTTACTTGGGCTTGCAATTAGCAGAACTGACGCGGCAAAGATTGAACAAGCCAATGACGCAATACTAGGCGCTCAAAAAGTATTTGTCGGCCTTGGTAATCAATTGGCAGCAGAGTTTGCGCCAATCATTACCGGCATAGCTACGGACTTTAGGCAAACCGCAATAGAAAACGCGGAGTTTGGCAATATCGGTCAAAAGGTAGCAGCAAAGCTAATTCAAGGATACGGGGCTTTTAGAGACGGGCTTTTAGGCATAGAGATTTTGTTTATGAAACTAAAAGCCGCTGGGCTGATGTTTGGCGGAACAATTGTTGGCGTGTTTTCTGAAGTTGGTGCGGCAATCGATTTTCTTGTTGAAAAATATAACGCTGTGGCAGAAAGCGCCTTTGGGCAGGCTCTTGGTATGGAGCCAATTATTGTCAATGCTGAAAGAGCCATGCGCGAATTGTCGCAAGGAATGTTTGAGCAAGCTAGCGACATACAAAGTGAAATACTTAGAATTTTAGATTCAGAACCACCAAGCAAACAAATAAATCATTGGTATGAGGAGCTAGGCGTAACTGCATCTGAAACCGCTGAAACTGTAAAGTCTGCGACTGAGGGCATGAATATGTCCTTTAAGGAAATGACAGAGGCTCAACAACAATCTGCTTTAGCGGCGATAAATACAATTCTTAGCACTACGCAAACTCAGATGGGTGCGTTGCAGAACGTCTTTACTGAAGGCTCTGCGGCGGCTAAGGCGTTTTTTGTGGTTCAACAAGCATTAGCGGCTGGTAGCGCGATAGTAAATGGTTTAATGGCGTCTATGTCTATTAGGGCGGCCTATGCACAGTTAGCGGCTGCTACAGGCAACCCAGCATTAGCGGCGGCAGGAGAAGTACACGCAAAATTAGCTATGGCAATGGGTTTTGCTACAGCGGGAATGATTGCGGGACAAACAATAGCATCTTTTGAGGGTGGCGGCTTTACTGGTTTTGGCGCAAGGGCAGGCGGCATAGATGGCAGAGGCGGTATGCCAGCAATACTACATCCTAATGAGACAGTTATTGACCATACCAAAGGACAAGGCGCGGCTAACGTCAACTTTAACATTTCTGCTATGGACGCAAGCTCTTTTGACGAAATGCTAGTGCGAAGAAAGAAACTGCTTGTTGGCTTAATCAATGACGCTGTAATGAATAATGGTAGGAGGGCCATAGCGTAATGCCTACTTTTCCATCCTCCCCTAAATATCGCTCTATTGATACTAGAGTAAGACATTACAACCTAATAAGCGAAAGCATTAACGGTAGGCTGCAAGTTAGATCGCTTGGCTCTAATCGCAGAGAATTTACCCTGTCTTACCCGCCAATGAGCAAAGCAGATTTTGAGCCTATTTATGATTTTATTGTTGCTCGACAAGGCAGTTATGAAACTTTTGACATTGCTATAGAGAACCCCACCAACGCCACAGATGAAACGGTAACGGTTAGATTTGACGGCGATGTTCAAGAGTTTGCGGCTGGGGTAGATGGATTCTATAGATTTGAGGTTGATCTTATTGAGGAAATAGCGTGAGCCGAGGCTTATCTACCACTTGGACAAACGCTCTTGATGACAACCAGTTCCAGCTTGCGACTCTGATTGATATTGAGTTTTCAACCGTATTAAGAATTACAGACTACGGGCAGACCTTAACCTATAACTCCAACAGTTATGGGAATAGCGCACACGTCATAGACATTGGCGATGTTAGGGAAACTGGCGCTCTGAAGGTAAACAGTATGTCAATTAGGCTAACAGGGGCCAATCAAACCTATATATCGGCATTCTTGCAAAACGATTACATCAATACACGGCTACACGTTAGAAGGGCGTTGATAACCAGCACAAACACGGTAGCCGATGTCTTTACTTTTTTTGACGGGCGTATTACGGGCTTTGACATTGCAGACTCAACAACCGAAAGCGAAATAAGCATTGAGGCCGCTAGTCATTGGGTTGATTTTGAGAAGATTCGATGCAGAAGGACTAACCTGAAATCCCAGCAATCATTTTTCCCTAACGATGTGGGTTTTGAGTACGCCCACAATAAGATTAAAGATTTGCGCTGGGGGAGAAAGTCCTAATGGTTTGGGGAATTGTAGCTCTTGTTGTATCTGCCATTGCAGGCGGCCTTTCTTACAAAGCCGCTAAAGACGCCCAGAAGGCTGCTAAACGCGCCCAAGATGAGATGTCTGGAGTTCTTGTTAATAAGGACTCCAACATTGAGCCTATCCCGGTAATCTACGGAGAGCGGCGTATAGGCGGCACAAGAGTTTATGTTCATACCCAAGGCGGGACAGATGTTCCCAATCTTTATTTGTACATGGCGATTGTTCTCTGCGAGGGGCCGGTTGAAGATATTTATGACATTGAGATAGATGACTACGCCGTTGATGAAGGTCGATATGGGACGATTGAAGAACTAAATGGCACCAACCCAGACCGCAGGATTTTTAGAAGTGTTCAGGGACAGCATAGAAACTGGGTTTATATTGAGTGCATGAGGGGTCAAGATAATCAACCTGCTAGCGACATTCTTTCTGGCGCTTATAACTGGGGGGTAAACCACAAGCTATCGGGCGTTGCTTATTTAGCGGTACGGCTTCAGTGGGATCCAGATAAATTTTCTGGCATACCCAACATTACTGCCGTAGTAAAAGGCAGAAAAGTGTACGATCCGAGAACAGATACAACAGCTTGGTCTGACAACCCAGCCTTGTGTATTAGGGATTATTTAATCAATAACAGATATGGAAAAGGGCTTCCTACTGCTGCAATAAACAGCACGGCATTTGAAGATGCGGCAGATGATTTAGATAACTTTACTGTGACCCCTTATTCTGGTGGGCCAACAGGAGTAAAGTTATTTAAGTGTAATGCCATTGTCGATACCGGCAAAGAGATATTTGAAAATCTAGGCGATATGCTTCTTGGATGTAAAGGATTTCTTCCATATCAAAATGGGCAGTATGGTCTTTACATAGATCAGAGCGTTGCCACCTCTGTAATGACTTTGGACACCTCAACCATCATTGGTGGCATCGCTATAAAGAGCGAGCGCAAAGAG